GTTGTCCGAAGAGGACTAAACATCACGGGTGTGTGATGTGTGCAAAGACCCCCGGCTTCGGCTGGGGGTTTTTTGTTAGAACATTGCAGTGCCACGAAGACCCATACTGCCAAAGTCATTTCGATTTGGGTCAGCAGCAGGAACCATCGCCGAGCCAACTGACGGGGTTGCAGTATTGGTTGCAGAATCAAGTTGAGTTCTTGCTGCCGTGTTGTTGACCGTGTTTACGTTGGCATTTACTTGCTCAACTGCCGCACCGAGTTTGTTGAGTGATTCTTGGAATGCAGAGTCACCAGAGGCGATTTGATCAAAGGCTTCTCTGACATCCTCATCTTCAACCTCGCCGAGTCGTTCGGCTCTAGCCTGCATGATAGCGTCACGAATCTCTTCCTCTGTCTTGCCTTCTCTACGCATCTCTCTGGTCATCCGACTTGCAGTTCTAGCCAATTCACGGTCGAGTGCCTCCGCACGAATTTTATCTCGCTCTGCCCCACCTCTCAGCGGACTTGTGATGGCACTAATCGCAAGTTTTATGCCTGTCACGATTTTGTCAAATATTGCATAAATTCTTTCAATATCGATCAACCCAAAGGTAAAGGTTTCGAGCAACCCGCCAACGATTGATTTTAGAAGACCACCAAGCCCACCACGTTTGCCCGGAGGAGCCTTGAAGAAATCCATGACACCCTGAACGATGCCGATGATTACATTGATCGGGAAGAAAATCTTACCAGCAAATCTCATAATGGGTTTGAGGAACTTGAAAACTGTTTTGAACACTCTCCCGAAGATGTTGAAGATTTTGCCAACAACCTTTCCAACTGATGAAAATATGCTACGAACTTTTGAGAGCAATCCGGTTGCCTTTGATGAAGCACCGAAAATTCTCTTCAGCGGTCCAAACAAAAAGTTGCCGACTTTAGCAAGGGCATTTCCTACCTTGATTCCAATGTTGACAACTCCACCTTTTAGGTTTTTGAACCAAGCCGCGTTGTTGATGCCTTTGATAACCTTTGTGAAAACTGATGCCAGTCTACTAAACATCGAGGAACTAACAAACGAAAAGAACCCCGTGACTTTAGTGAAGATATCATCAAGACCCGTTGCGATCAAAACCCCAGCGGCGATCAAAGGGAGGGCTAGTTTTTCACGAATAAAGGTTCCGAGGGAAGAACCAGCATTGTTTACTGCTTTCCCTACTTTCTCGGTTGACAAATTTAGATTACTGAATCCTTCTATTAGTTTAGAAAACCTTGATGCCTCTTTTGCCTTTTGCTCTTGCTTTTCTTCACGGCTTGGCGTGTTATCCGCGAGTGATGAGGCGTTGTCTGCGATTTCAAAAAGTTTTTCACCAATCGTGTCGGTATGGATTTCAATTTTCGAAACCTCATCTTTGATATCAGTGATATCATCGGAGTCTGCCTGTAGTGCAGCCTGCAACTCAGGGAGTGCTTCGGTAAAGTCTCCACCCTCTGGTGCTGGATTTGATGGTGATGAATTTGGCTCAGGCATTACATCTCTTTCTGTGCTTCCTTCTCTTGTTCTAACCGTTCAAGATGAAGACTAAAGTATGTAGTTCTTTCCCATGGCAAAAGGTCATCTAATTCGGTTAGCCCCATGTTGCATTGACTTGACAAGATGTAATTTGTTCTCATGTGAGAAGCCAAATTATCATGAACGAGGCTCAAGTAAAAAAAGTTTCAAGACCCTCCGCATGGAAGTCAAATGTTGCACCACAGTTTGCACAGGTGACTTTCTCTGTAGTTTCAAGTTTTGGATATTTACTGACCTCAGCCAAAATCAAATCAACGTGCTTCATTGAAAGAGAGTCGATGAACTTTGCTCTATCAGAGGGGCTTGATTCGTGAAAGTTATAGACTGCATCTTTAGTGAACACTTTATCAATAAAGACCAACACTGCCTGCACGCTGTCCTTTTCTGCGAGGGCGGATGCAGTCGCAGCGTCACGCAAACGCAAGGGCGAAAGCATCACTCCAATGTCATCGGTCAACATCACTTTACCTTCGGGAACCTCAGATCCTTCAACCTTTTCACAGATGGCATTGAGGTCAACCTCAATCGGTGTCATCTTTCCACAAGACTCACACGTTGTTTTGAAGTCAACATGTTCACCCATCGAGCGAACTCGCATGTTCAAAAACAAATATTCAAAGTCGGTATACGACAAAGTGTTTACATCAAAATCACTGATGATGCAATTGGCAACTATTTTCTTGAGGTTTTGAATGATCATGGTTGTGTCGGTTGATTCTTTCAGAACCATCATCATTCTTTCCTCCCTTACAAGGAAAGGTCGATACTGAACTTTTTCACGACTGATCGGCAGAGTAAGTTCAAACTCTGGTGTTGGAATAACTAAGTTGTCCATGATAACTCCTCATTAGATAAATGAACTGAATGCTAGGGCTGCTTGTGTTCCGTTCAGCCTTTGCAATCTTCTGCATGACATTGAAACAGTAAAGTTTACAAGTGTGTCTGATGACATGTCAAAAGAAGTGCCATCAACACTTTTTATAATTGTGTCTTGTGCCGTATAACCACAAAGTGGCACACCATTTTCACCCAAGGCAATGATTGAAAAATCACATGATGTCTGTGACCTATATGCCAACGCACCATCAGAACCGATACCAGTTGAGATGCGAAGCCAATCGACAAAGACGTTTCTCATTCTGTCAAACTGATCATTGATTACTGTGATGTTTACGTCTGGAGAAACCGAGTATTGATAAGGTGCTTGGTAATCAAATCCACCCGGTCCTTTGACATCAGTTGTAAATGCTGATTGGTCAGGAACCTTTACAGTTTGAGTCCTGTGTACCAGATGATCTTGGAAGTCACGTTTTGCCAGACCATTTGATGACAGTGCAACTTCAAAGGCTCTTGAGAAGCGTGAAAAATTCACGGCAAATCTGTTAGCCCGTTGGTATCTGCGTCTGCTCAGAGCCGACACAATATTCGTGATAGAGGAAAACTCAAGTGGCATATGTTTATGTATCTCCTATCTGATCAACTTTCTGACGTAATCTCTGAAAACAACAGACTTAGAGGTTCTTGCCCATAGAGTTTCAAGTCTTGATGCAGTCTTGCCCAGAAAGATATCCTCCCATAACTCTGGGGAGAACTGAATACCGACCGAGCCTGCTCTTGATTTTATGTATTTTTTGATCGCCGGTTTGATGTACGCTCCTACTGCCGTCCGCGATAGTGTGTCGTACCGAATCATTGATCTTGACTCAACAGTTGGATTAGTCTTGTTGTCTACAGTTTGGAGGATTTGCTTGATTACAATCGACCTTACTTTTGCAGGAATGTAAAACGGATTTATACCCGTGATGTATTCACTGTCCGCATCAATGATAATTGATACAGGAAACTTGTGATGATAACGAAGACTGTCCTCAAGGTATCCCTTTGGATTGGTGTAGGTAAACATTACGACTCTTCCCATGTCTGCGTTTCTTTGAAGAGATCTTGTCGTTCGTTGTTTGATGCCTAGTTGTGTCGCAGCAGATTCTTCAATCTTCTTTCCGAACGCTGGAAGGATATCTTGTACGAAATCTACCTCGCTGTCTTTTTTTGGATTATCGTTTGCCATATATTTCCTTCTCTGTCAGAATCTTGAATTCCCAACCTTTGTTTTCACATACGATTTTTGCTGCGTCCCACTTTGCTTGATTGATGAGATATGTCTTTGCTGCATTTTCAAAAGTCTTTGTTCTTCGCTTTGGTTTCTGAGGTACTTGCGTTTGTTTGAACGGCTTGACCTCAATCAATACAGTTTCAATTTCACCCCTTCGATTTTTCATCTCAATTAGAAAGTCAGGAAAGTATTTGTGCCGCTTCCTGTCCACGGGTGATACATATGGAATGGCTAATTCCTCTGATGCCCATCTGATGATGTTTGGGTTATCATCAAACATCAACATACACTTTCTCTCCCAGAGAGATCGATATTGAATTTTAGTGGGGTCGCCCATATATTTTGAAGGGTTCTTTGGTTGGAACTTGCCACGATACGCCATACATATATTTAGGAGTAATCATGTCAGAAGTACCACCTTTTTTGCAACGACCAGAAGAGCAAGACAATCTAGGGACGCTCACTCCATCAGAATTGTCTCTAGTTCAAGATCTCATCGCGGAGGGTGCGACTAGAGAAGAAGTCGAAAGACAAATTCTACTTGAGCGAGAGTCTGAGTTTGGGTTTGAAGAGTTTACCTTTGAAGAGGATGACTCTGAGGTTGTCGTAGAAGAATTCGAAACGACCCCCATTATAGGTGAAGAGGATCTCGTAAAAGAGGATCATGTCGATGAGCCAGAAGACGGTGCGGCAAAAGATGAAAGACTAAAGCAGGAGTCTTTGGCTCGAAGCGAAGCCGAAGCAGGTAAAGACGATGAGGATTCATCCGAGGATCTGATTGGGAAACTAACCTCCGGTGCGGCAGACATTGTTGAAAATTTGATTGCGAATACCGAGACATCAAGATTTTCTGATCGTGGTGTTCTTGGTGAGGAAAACATCGTCCGAGACATGCGTTACCCAATCGATGCGTTGCAAGCCGATGTGTCTAAACTTCCTGCCGTTGTGTCCTTTGAGTTTTTCAAAAGATCAAGTAACACATTGAGTGAATTATCAGGCGTGGTCAATAAAAGCACTCTAACTGGTTTTGGTGCAGCGATTGGAACTGGTGTTGCTGATGCTTTTGGATTCGGTGACGAATCCGATGAACTCGTAAGTATTCAAAACAGAAATGAAACAATCATTCAAGAGCAATACGCACAAGGCATCTATAGCGGGACTACACAAGAGGCACTGAGTCAAGTGAAGGACATTCGACTCAACCGAGCGTCTGAACAATCAATGGATCGTATTTTCATGTACGTTCCAAACTCAATTCAGTTTACTGACACATTCGATTACGAAGAAAACAGTCAAGCAACACTCAGAGGCTTTTATGAAATGGCTGCCGGAAACAGTAAAGCAGTATCAGAGCAAATTCGTCAGGGTGCTGCTGGATTCTTGTCGAAACAAGTTGGCGGATTCACGGACACTCTCACTGGCGGTGCTGTGCAGTTCGATCCATACAACTCTTTGAGATCTGCGATTGGTCTTGCTGCAAATGATAGAAATGAGCAAAGTTTCAAGGGTGTTCAAAGGAAATCCTTTCAGTTTACTTTTCAGTTTGCACCTACGAGTCCAAAAGAAGCGGTAATGATGCAAAACATCATCCAGTCATTCCGATTCCACTCCTCTCCAGAACTCGCCGAAAGCACGACTCAATTTTTTGCACCCCATGAGGTCGATGTGAAATTCTTTAGAAACTCACTCATTCAAGATGGATCGCAGGCTATGGTAGACACATTTGGCAGAACCGCTCTTGTCAGTGAGGTCTACAGTGGCAATGCGAATGAAAGAAAAAGTCTAGGTAAACTTGTCGAGAACACTGAGATACCAAGAATTGGTAGATGTTTCGTAACCAGTGTAAACGTAAACTATACCCCTCAAGCAAAATCATCATTCTTTGTCAACGGTGTGCCAACAGAGGTCACGATGGCGGTTACTTTGCAACAAGCAATCATGACCAACAAGCAATTCATTCTGCAAGGATTCTAAATGTTATTTACACGCTTCCCCACTACAAATAAACTTATTGATGAGCAAATCGTTGAAGTCACCGACATTGTTCGCAAGGTCGTTTTTAGTGACGCTGCAATCAATCTGTCTGATGTCTACACAGAATACAAATTGCGTGATGGTGATACTTTGGAATCAATCGCAAAGAGGGTTTACGGGCGTGAAGAATTGAGTTGGGTATTGATGGTTTATAATCGTTACATCGATCCTTTTTATAGCCCCGCCCTGTCCACAATTGCCTTAGACAAATACATCAATGCAAAGTATCAAGGGCAGACTCTATTTTTGTCTCCGGTAGGATCAAGTTTACCTTTCAGTGCCACCGACGCAGGAATCACAATCGGCTCGCTACTTTTGAAAAAGGTAAACAACTCGGGTGGTGTGACTGGGTTCACAGAATACAAAGGTGAACCGCGTGGCACAATCAAATCTTACGATCCTAGAACTGGCTCAATTCTGCTCACGAAGCAAACATCAAAATTCAAAGCCAATGACTTGGTTGCAATTTTGCAAGACAGAGTTGAAGTTGTTGAGGCAACAGTGACCAAGGTAGTGGACAGCAGTAGAGAAGCACCTTTTGGATTTGGACAATCTATCACGGGTGCATCATCAGATCTTGATCCTCTCGCAACGATTCCAGATTCGAATGGTGTTCAAACTTCAATTGGTATGACAAACGATACCTATGCCACCGCCGTGACTTATGGATCAACGATTCTATACAATTACATTTACAATAATACACAAACCTACGTCACAACGAATGCCGTATACGAAAACGATTTGAATGAGAGAAAGAGTAGAATCAAAATTCTTGATCCATCTCTTATCCCATCTATCGAGTTGCAAATGTCGGAACTGTTTAGAAATGCGTAAATCATATGAAAAACAAAATGACCTAGACTTCCAAGCACTGTATCTTTTCAAACTTGGAGATGGGCGAAGTGATCTGGGAGGAACGCGAAATGGAATTTTTGACGTACTTGATATTTCAACGACGCTTACTGTTTTTGAAGCCATTGATGAGCCGTTCATTTCAGGGGAACTTGCAATTGTTGACAACAACAAATTGATGCAAACACTTGACATCAAAGAGAATTGCTATTTGGTAGGTGTTTACAGAACACCTCTTCCTACGACGGTTCAAGATAATCTTGGTGGTGTGCTTCCAGAAGAAGATGTGGAGTCGAACAGTGTAATTGTTATGAAAATAGACGGAATCAAAGAGAGGGTAAGATCTCCGAAGCAAAACGGCGAATACATTGTTTTCAGACTGTCCTCTGTGTCAAAGTTTTTAGATCAACTTTCAATTACAAGTAAAAGTATTCAAGGCATCGGTACTAAACCAATTGTTGATATAGCCGAAGAGACTTTTTATGATAGAAACAATCCGTGGAGGGTGGACTTGCCCAACTTCACTGATAAACAACTTTCACCAGACTACTCCGATAGGGGCATTGATCTCTTTGATACTCGATATGAATTTCTAAAACAATACAACCTGTCTGAGTCTGCAACACCCGTGCGACATGCATTTCCGTTTAGCACAGCATCTAGAAAGATCAAATCCATTTGTGATGATTTGACATCGACTCAAAATAATCCCGGCTACCTATTCTGGGAGACACTAACAGGATTCAAGATTGCATCCTATCAATCACTTTTTGAAGGCGTTCCATTTTTTAGTTATTCAAAGACCCTTGCAGACTCTCGCGGAGATCAAACATCGGATGAGCGTATAGCATCGTTGTATAACATTCAGTCATTTACTTGCAACAACAACAATCGAAGAGATTTTCAGGTTCGTGGTGGTGCTTTCAAAAGTGATTTGCATGAGTTTGATATTACAACCAAACAATACACAAAAAGAACCTTTGACTATCACAATCAAAATCCTTATAGTGACAAAATAGGATCAAGATTTCCCATCAAAGCCTTTCAACCCTTTTCGACATATAAATCTGAAACAACCAATCCCGGCACAATCATTTCCTTTGATGTTGCATCATTCCGGTTTGATGAATCACCAAACACTCCAGACAGAAACTTATACATTGATGATGAGGGCGAACAAGAAATGATTAGTCAAAGAATATTGTTTGATGATACTACATTGTCAATCGTGGTTGCTGGAAATCATATGATTGAGGCGGGGAGGATGGTTAGAGTTACCATTCCCCAAACTGGACCGTCAAGTAATCAGGAACAACTCGATGACGCAGAACTCTCGGGTGTTTATGTTGTGCGAAATGTTGGGCATACATTTGAACTCCTTACTGGAACTCATAAAATGAGTCTTGTCTTGTCAAGGAATTTTAGAAATGATATACCACCAACAATCAATCTGGATCAAAGGAGTTTCGGATGAATAATATGATTTGGTTTCAAGGTGTGGTTGAAGATCGAAACGATCCTTTACAACTAGGTAGAGTAAGAATTAGGTGTGTTGGTTATCACTCAGAAGATAAACAACAATTGCCCACCGAGGATTTGCCATGGGCAACACCAATCCAACCAATCACTTCAGCCGCGATGAGTGGCATCGGTACAACACCAGTCGGACCCGTTGAGGGATCTTGGGTTGTTGGATTTTTTAGAGATGGTATGCACGCAGAGCATCCTGTTTTCTTCGGAACCATCGGTGGATTGGAGACTGGTGTTCTACCTCCCGCTGGTGTTGGTTTCCAAGATCCAAATGGTAATTATCCACTGACCGAGGGACCGAACGCAAGCAACGATACAAATTCGCTCGCTCGCGGAGAAGGTGGTGTCCCACTGGAGACACGGCTTGAAAACCTTGACGGCATGTTGGCGGCAGACCCATCTGCCCCCTTTGTCTTCAATCCCGTTGGAGAACCGCCGCCAAGATATGCCGCACAATATCCGTTCAACCATGTCAAGTTTACTGAGAGTGGTCACGTTGAAGAATTTGATGATACTCCGGGTGCGGAAAGAATGCATCGTTACCACCGCTCAGGAACCTTTGAAGAAATCGGTCCTGATGGTGAAAGAACTTTGAAGGTTGTAAACAAAAACTATACAGTTGTAATGGGTGAAAATGACCTGCATGTTGTGGGTCCATGTAATGTTCAACTTGACGGTGCAACGAGCGTGATTCTTTCACAGGGTGCAAAAATTACATCACTCAAAGACTTTGAACTTACTGTGATCGGTGACTTCAAAGTAAACGCTCTTGGAAACGCAACAATGAATGGTTTGAAAACCGATATTCGTGGGTTTCCAATCAACCTCAACGGACCACCAGATCCAGATGATATTCCAGTCTAAGGAGAAATATAATGCCACAATATGTTGATGTAAAAGGAGTAAGTGATTCCGGTAAGCGGTTTATTGAATATACACTTGCTGCTGGGTTTGATTTCTTTGTGTTTGTAGAAGAGCCTCTGTATGCCTCGTACTTGACCTCTGCTCCGAGGGGTGTGTCGGCACGTTATCACTTCGTCGAGATGATCACAGAGGGCGGACACGGCATTAGCAGACCCATGACAACGGGTGAGATAATCAAGGCACATCCAGAGTTGACACCCTCACAGGTGAATGAACTCAGAGACTTGTATAACACAAACAAAAACAGAAGACCATTCAAAGTCCCACTTGAGTCAACCATTTCACCAATTATCCCACAAGTCGTATCTGGTGGTCGCACCTTTTCAAGTGATTTCTTTTTGTATTTTTCAACAACACGACCACTCAAAACATTTATCTCAAGAAACTCCATCGGTGCGAGTGCAGATAATGTTAGAAATGCTTTGACGAATTATGCAAGAACGGACTCGAAGTTTGTCGGAGCGAGAACACCCTTGGTTGCAAACGTTGGCGACATCTGGCTAAATACAGTTGAAGGTAAAGTTTTTATTTTCATGTCAGACGGGACCACTGGAGGAACCAGTGGCACTGGTATGACAAGTGCATGGGTGGAGGTAGGATGACAATCGCAACTGTTGGAGACAGAGTTGCCTGTGGTGGCTCAATCGTTACTGGAAACTTTACTGTTCTAGCAGGAGGTAAACCTGTTGCATTTGTTGGTTCTGTGGTCACCCCGTGTCCTGACAAGCCACCATCTACTATTATCACTGGGAATCTCACAGTCAATAT